ACAAACTCGCGAGCGAGCAGCGTCAGTCACCCATCGTCGGTCTCATCGCACTGGTCATGACGTTCGGCTTCGTCGCAGGATTTCTCGCAAGCACGTTCGGTTACGCAGCATTGGGCTAAATTAGAAATAACTCACGCCTCTCGTTCTGCTGGTGCTCGTGAGTGCCAGCGGAGCAAGGGGAACATCATATGCAGCAACCATCAACCAAACTTCGATTAGTCGTCCTACTGCTCGCCCTGTTCCTCGGTGCCTTCGGTGTGCATCGGTTCTATGTCGGCAAGATTGGCACGGGCATCATGCAGCTCCTGCTCACCTGCTCCATCATCGGCATCTTCGTCTCGTCGTGGTGGGTCATCATCGACTGGATACTGATCGCCTCGGGCATCTTCACCGACAAGCAGGGCAACCCGGTTACGGTATGGACAAGATAACCAAAGCCGGTGATGCGGTAGAGCACTGCCCCAAATGCGGGCGTGCGGTTTACCGACTGACGCACAACCTTAAGGAGATATCGACCGGACTCGCCGCGTTCGCAATATTTCTATCAGTCGCTGCCGTGTGCACCTTGATCCTAGTGGTCTCATTACAACAAATATACACAGCATGGACGAAGTAGCTTTATCAGGTTCGCAGGGTAACCGCTGCACAAGCAGCAACAAATATGAGTAAACAAATAGCAATTAAAAAGGACGGCTACGAACTCTCGCAGCCCCTGCAAATGGTCGACATGGCGACGGTGCTCAAGAAGCACATTGTCGATCAGAAGCTCTACACGGCAATCGCAACCAAAAACTATGCGCACGTCGAAGGATGGCAGTTTGCCGGTGGCCTCATGGGCCTCTTCCCTCGCGTCGTCTCGGTCGAAAATCTCTCGAACGGCTCCGAGGTCAAGTGGAAGGCAGATGTCGAGATCGTGAACTTGAAGACCGGAGAGGTCCTCAGCCGGGGCTTCGCCGTCTGCTCAAACAAGGAAGGCAAGAAAAAGGGGTTCGATGAATACGCCGTTCTGTCGATGGCGCAAACCCGTGCCATCGGCAAGGCGTATCGCAACGTCATTGGCTGGGTCATGAAGCTCGCTGGCTACGACGGAACCCCTGCCGAGGAGATGACCAAGATGGGCGAGACTCCCCCGGTCGTGGCCGCTCCGACGCCAGAGCCCCCTACTGATGCCATCTATGAGTGCCACGGCGTTACCAAGGCAGGCTGCGGGGACCCTCTGACAAAACAAGAGTTCGATTATTCGAAGAAGATTTATGGGAAGCCGCTTTGTCGAAAGCACCAGAAGGAAGCTCCCCGATTGAAAAAATAATATGGCTGAGTTCCAGGAAACGTCCCTCTATGGGGGAAAGGTTAAGGTCAAATTCTATCCAGACAGCCATCGCTACTATGTAAACGGCAAGCCGCAGACAGGTGTCACCACTTATATCGGCATCGTCGATAAAAGCCGCGCGCTCGTGATCTGGGCGACAGAACTCTATCGAGACTACCTCCTCGCTCAACTCGAAAATGGGATCACCGAGGCGCATGTGTTCGAAGGCTGCGGCCTCCACGAAGAACGGAAGAAGCAAGCGGCAGATATCGGTACCGAGGTTCACGACTGGGTGGAAAGTTTCATCAAAGGCGAGCAGCCGGACATGCCGGAATCCCGGGAGGCACAAATCGGCGTCAACGCGTTCCTCGAATGGGTAGAAGCCAACAAGGTCAAGTTCCTATCTTCGGAACGGATCGTCTATTCGAAAAAGCACGGCTACATAGGAAAAATGGACATCGAGGCCAAGGTCAACGGCAAGCTGTGCCTCATCGACATCAAGACATCCAATGGTCTCTACAACACCTACGGCCTACAGACCGCCGCATATGTCCGTGCCGACGAAGAGGAGAGTGGGCGTCAGTACCAGGGCCGATGGCTAATCCGGTTGGCCAAGGAGACCGAGGCCGAATACATCGCGCGCATGGCCAAGAAGAACCAAAACCGCATGCGCAAGGGGAAGGAACCGGTCAACTTCGAGCCATATCAGGTATTTGAGACGAAGTTCCTGGATGACGAGCCGGACAATCTGGAGCGCGACTTCAAGGCGTATCTCGCAGCGAAAGCACTGTTTGATTGGAATAANGCGACCGATTTTTGGGCGAATAAGTCTGCGTAGGNNGTATGGAGTTCCTCGGACGCATAACCCCCGATGGCGGGCTGAACTTCGGCGAGCGNAACGGCGTCATATTCAANCGCTACCTNGCCGACAACCCNGGCATCGTTCTGCGGATCACCCCGGTGCTACCGGAGAGTGGGAAGCAGCGGCGATTTTTGGAGGGGGCTGTCTTACCTCTGATCACCTACTTCCAAGAGGGTCTCGACCATCGCAATTCAGACGATGTGCGCAAGGTGCGCGACTGGATGAAGGAAGAATTTTGTTCCGAGATGGTCGTGCTTGGTGGCAAGGCGCACCTCGTGCCCAAGTCCACGAAAGGGCGGGAGAACCTCCAGCCCTTCCTGGAAAACGTGCTGGGGTGGCTCATGGAGAACTACGCCCCACCGCCCGAGGCGATTGACCCGGGAAAATATAAGTACTGGCGCGATACGGTGTTCCCGTCCGGTGGGCCTGACAACTACATTACATATCTTGAGGAGATTGGCGTACTAAATAAAAGCGCCACCCCGAAAGGTGGCGTGTCCCACTCAGGGACGTAGGCGTTTGTACCAGGCTCTCAGACGTGCCCGGAACCTGGCCAAAATTGATTTCTGCCGAGGTTGCGGGGCGAAGAAGTCCTCCAGGTCATTCCCGTACATTTTCGGCCTCCCAGCGCTGTCTGCACGGCATGGAGCGAAACCAGGCGATGCTCCTGGTGGTGCCGAAGGGGCCGTACTCTGCCAACACCTTTGATACCGCATGGTTGTGGGGCAACTTGCACCCACAGGCACAGGCGGTGGCTTGGTCGAGTTTGGGGCGGGTCAGAGGGGCAGTGGTAGCTGCGGCCAAGTAAGGCTGCCGGAACAGGTTACGCGGCCAGGGAAGATCAGGAACGGCGTGCATTGTAGTGCTCCTTGTAGGATTTGAGAACGAGGCGCCAGAAGCGTCGAGCTTTGTGCAAAAGTACCTCCCGTAGTTGACTGCCTTCATTGTACTACGGCTTTGTTGTATACTTATGCACAGCAGGTCTTCTCTCCTCACTACATACGCGGTGTATTCAACAAATACTCTCCACCCGCGACACACCAAACCACCCTATAATCAGCAGAAAAGCCCCCATTCGGGGGCTTGATGCTTTCCGGGATAACCCACACTCACCAACGAACAGACACAGGGGCGGTCGTCCCTTTCGGTCGCAGTTATCCTGTCGCTATGCGAGGCGCACAGGCACGACCGGCGCTCGGCTGAAGGATCAAAAAATGCGGAGCGGAGGCGCGATATCTGCTCACTGGTGGGTGTGGATTATGCGGAACTATTCCTGCGGAACGTCGATACGGCCGGTGATGGTGTTGTAGAGCTTCCGCACAATTCCGTACGCGGTCATCACCATGGCGACCAAGGCAAGCACCACCTGCACCAGCGACGCAATCCCGTCGATGATCGCGGATACCTTGTCGGAACCGATGTCGATGTTGGCCAATCCCGCAACAGCCATGATGACCGGCACAACGCCGACCAGGATGCCTTTGATTGTCAGCGACAAACGCGCCGGATCAGCGGACGAACGGACGAGCCATTGAGCGATCAAGTTGAGGGTTTTCATATGAAACATCATACCACGCCGGCAGACGAAAAGAGCCGATATCAACAGGTTACGGGTACAGCTCCAGTAACTTCTGACGGGTAAGAGGCCCCACCGTGCCCACCTGCTGCATTCCATATCTTTGCTGGAAGCCTTTGACCGCCTTGGTGGTGATGGCGCCGAAAATCCCGGTCGACTCCGTATTCAGAGGGAATAGCCCCTCCACCTTCAAACAGTCCTGGAGGGATTTGACGCTGCCATCGTAGCGCGGCCTGGTCTCCGGAACGGTGCCGTTGTCCGCCTCGAACACGAAATTGATGGGATAGGCGGCATACCAGTTGCGGCTCTTGAAGAACGCCTCGGTGATGAAGCGCTCGCTGATCCCGCCAAAATGGGCGCTGTCCTCGATGAAAATGCCGCGCTGGCCGTTGTAGATGCCGTAGTCCACGGCTGCGACCGAATGCTTGAGGCCACGCGCATCGTAGAGGCTCAGGGATGGCTCCAGGATCACCGGCACCTCCCTGCCCCACTCGTCTGCCGTGAAGTGGAACCACAGCATCACCGCCTTCTTGGTGTGGGCGATGGTAGAGACGACGGTATCAAAGTCCCCCTGCCGGAATTGGACGAAGTTCGGCACCTTGAACGGCGCTGCGATGTCGCGGTGGTATTGCTCAATCACCGCCGTGTTCATCTCCCGCTCGGACAGGCGGTCAGAGGGCAGGACGGCGTTGAGGGTGATGCCCTTGGCTGCCTGCCTCCAGGCGTCATCCGCTATAGTCCCCTCGGCAGGGTAGTTGCTGCGCTGCCGGTAGCCATAGGTGGCGGAGAAATCCAGGTCGATGCCCCGGTTTACCTTGAACAGCACGCGATACAGCTTGCGCATGGTGTGCCAGACGCAACTGCTGGAGCCGTCCTGGTCCTGCACGCCGAAGCGACGGAACTCTGCCCATGTCTTGTTTTTCCACGTCACTGGCGCGGCAGCAGCCACGATCTCGTCGATGTAGTAGTCCTTCGCCTTCTCGTCGTATGTGCGATTGTCGAGATTTGCTCCGAGGTTGGGGACTGACGGCTTGGGCATGAAGTAAGCGATGATGCTGGTGATGAGTTTGTTCATATAAATTTAGTGACGGAATAATTGTAACGCCTGCACTGCATAGTTGAGGATGGCCGACAATCCGGATGCAACACCGATGACAATCCACCTCCATCGCTCCAGTGTGCGCAGACGGCTTTCATGGTCCGCGGCCAGTGGCGTGATTTTCTCCAGGAGGCCATTCATCTTCTCATCCAGGCGGATAAGAAGGTCTCGATCATCGCGTGAGAATGGTGTTTTGTTGTCAGTTGGTTCCATAGTCGATTAAAGATAATGTTCGATTACGATAACGATACCTTGTGTACCAGCGCCGCCGTTTTGTTCTCCCCCGCTATTACTTCCACCACTCCCACCACTTCCATACCCTTTTCCAACCTTTCCCTGTGCAGCGCCAGACACTTGTCTACCTCCAAAACCAAGCATGGAAGATCCCCCAAAACCACTAATTGCTGATGCCTTTAATCCACCATCTTGACCCGGAATGTTTATATCACCACCAGTTGCGGTTCCACCATCTCCAGGTGTACTAGATGCTCTTGTAGATAAACTTCCCCCGTTTGCCGATAAATGTGAGCCGAACGAACTGTTCCCACCATTAGTACCATTCCCGGAGATACCACCAACACCTGCAGCAGCAACAGTCACTGTTTCATTAGCACCCAAGGATGCAGCAGGTATCAGTTTTCTTGCATATCCCCCAGCTCCCGCCCCAGCAGCCGCATCATTAGTACTTGGCCCAGAACTACCAGCACCTCCGCCGCCAGCCTGCGTTTCAACCTCAATATATTTAAGTCCCGCTGGTTTGCTCCAGGTGTCGTTGGACGTATACAGCCGAACAATAGGGTCGGGTTCTCCATTGAACGAGTTATCAAGTTTCCCGATCGCGTTGAGCTTCGGTACTTTGCCTTCATCGCCAGCTCCGGCTGAGGCGCTTACAAAATCTGATGCGACAATGTCTTCTCCAGGGTCTATAGCCATATTATGCTGCGTTTAGATTTATTTGGATGGATACCGTCATGGCTTCAAGCGACGATTTTACCCATCCTCCAGTAAGTGCCCGATTGAACATCAGTCCGCTGTCGGCCGATGCAGTCCCGTCGACGAACAGCGCAAACTCCTCGAACGTCCCGTTCGCACTGGCCTTGTTGAAATAGAAGTCGATGCTCACCTCGTCGTCGGTCTGTGTCTTGGTGGCTATCAGCACACGCGCCGCCTCCGTATCGAGCACGGTATCAGTGTCGGTTACCGCCGTGCTGCCGGTGCCAATCGCGCCGTAGTTGACCGTTCCGGTGTATGCCTGGGTGCCTATCAAACGCTTCGCCATCTCGGCGCGGGCGCCAAGGACGACACGGTTGTGGACGACAAGCTCTCGGGTGGTGCAGATGCGGCGCAGCTCGGCAATCCACTCGTCATACTCCCGCTTCGCCATGTTGGGCGTGATGCGAAGGTACTCGTCGATGGCTCGGGCGCGGTCGCTGGAAAGCACGAAATTGGTGAAGGTGATGATGCCTCGGATGCCAGTCTGCTCACGGAGTCGTTCCATACTTTCAAGTATAGCCTATGACCACTCGCTCTTGTTCCACACGCCCTGTGGAGAACCACCTGCGCCGTACTGGAATGGCGGGGTGAACAGATCGTTGGTAGGTGCAGCGTCCGCCACCTCCATCGCGTCCGACAGCTTCTCCAGCGTCAAAATCTTGTCGGTGTCCTGCACCTCGGCCGTCTCCGAGGCCAGTGACTCCAGGAACTCACGCACGCCGGTCAGCTTGCCGCCAAAGCGAACCCGATACAGGTACTCGGTTGTCCCGCTGGCATCTTCCTCCATCGAGATATTCACCTCCTGGATGAGAAAGGCCGAGTCGGTGTCGATGTCGTAGGTGGGCAGGTTGACCGTCAGGTATTGGCCAGGTGCGAAGATCGAGCCGCCCGAGAGAAGCGACGTGCGGGTGGTGAACTGCCCATTCACCAGCGGCATGGCAAACTCGTCCAGCTCCTGCAACGCGCGCACGGCTGCTGTGGCCTTGGATGTGATGGACGGCTCCTTCACAGTGTACTCATACACCCCGTCCCCGCCGTCCTTGGCCGCGAAGAAAGCGATGCTGGCCGTGTCCTCCTTCGCCACAATGATAGGGATGCGGGGGTAGTAGGTGATGACGATGCTGGCCGCGGGGCCTGGTGTCGGGCCGGCTGGCGTTGTTTGGGCATCGGTGAGCCGGAAGCTCTGGCCGGAGAACGAGTAGACGAAAACGTCCGTGTCGCGCTCGTTCACGTCCAGCGAAAATTGCTTCGACACCCCGTTGATGGTGATGGAGGAGATGCTGGATGGCTTGTCCTCCAACTCCCACGCCCGGGTCGTCCCGTCCCC